TTTAGAAACAATGGCTGGTTCAAGTTGATAGGCGGCTCTGTCAACACTGACTTCTTCTAAATATCTATCTACTGATGTAAATGCTGGAGTATTTTTACGTCCAATAAAAGCGTTTACTTTTCCAACAGTTCCCTCGTTGATCATTTGATCAATTGTAGCACTTAAGAATTTTTTATTTGCAGGAGTTCTATAATATTTAGGAAGAAAATCTAATGACGTTCTTTTGCTATTGTCACCAATAGGTAATGCTGACTCTTGTTGGTTGTTATCGAATGCCATGTAATATTCCTTCTTTACGCACTTGTGATGTCATTGTTGTTTAACGGAATTGATGTTAGTACTGTACCGCTTGAATTAATTCTTGCCGCGGTGATCTCTGAAATAATTTCAATATCGTTTACAGTTGCAGAACTAATTAATAATTCATCTGCATTTGATGTTATTTCAAACAGGCTACCAAAAGCTAAATTTTGTTGTTTTGGTACAATCACTATGTTTACTAAATTAGGGCTCAGTTTACGAATAATATATGCAGACAGTTCTCCAAAATAGAATGTGTCTCCAAAATCCCAATTTTCTAAAGCAAAAAATTCGTTAATTGCAGTTATAACTCCAGACTTGATGTCGTTGTCACTTATTACCACATTGGAATTTTTTACTATTTTAAATATACCTTGCAGGCTGGTAGCGGCATTTTTACCAAATAGTGGTTTATATTTTGCAGGGTGATAGACGATTTCATCGCTTATCGATTTTACTTTGTTTATATCTGTACTAAAATTAGTGTACAACGAGTCACTGCTAGGAGGCAATGGTTTAGTTGTTATGTCTCCTGCAAGCCAACGACGATATAGCACATCATATGTTTTAGTTAACATAAAAATATCTATTATATTGGTTGCGGCAGGATCCAATCTTGATGAGTTATCTGCACCGTGTGTATAATGAAATTTCAAATTGTCTCTACCTGAAAATCCTTTGTAGTCATTAGTGATGGTAAAACTAGTTGAGGCTTTATTAAAAGTTTTAACTAGATTTTCTTTAATAATATAAATCAACTGTGCGTCATCTAATGTTAATGGCACTGCTTCTTGACTTAGATATACTTTAATTAAATCGTTGGTATTTTCAATGTAATAAAAATCGGTAGAGCCGTCCAATGCCATTTGACGTTTTTGGAAAATAAATTTAGCGGTAGAATTTATTGCAGGGCCAACAATGTTTTTAAATAATTCTGGATCGTCAACTATACCATCTTCATTACCGTCAAAAAAGCTGATAGAGATCTTTTTAGTGTCAATATATCCGTCACTACCTAGGTATTCGTCAATTATTTCCCAATCAAAATTTTGATTAAATGCAGATAGGGCATCTGGCTGGGTATTAATACTCATCACGGAAATTTTATCTCTAATTACTTTGCCGGTAGAGGGATCATACACTTTAGAAGTACTGTCAAAGAAAAATCGCATTTCTTTAAAACTTTCAAATACATATCTTAGAGCTCGATAAGTTGCAAGATAAGAAGTTCCATCAGTTTCAAATAATAGTATCCAACTTGCATCCAACTGTTGATTGCTAGAGTCGCCTGTCTTTCCTAGGCTAAATGCAGATTTTTTGTCAATATTAGATTCTGTAATAATTTTCCATACTGTATCTGAACTGTCATATCTTAGAGCAAAATTCTTGTTGGCTGCAATTAAATCAATAATTTTGTTTTTAACACTATCTTCAAGTGCTGTTACAAATTTTGGAACCGCAGTATCGCACACTGCTCCTGACGGTACTATTTCATTTAGTGTCACTGGGCCAAGTCCGGATGGTAATATGCCAAGATTCTTTGCTGTGCCGTCGCCAACTATTTGTACAACTCGTGTCCAGATTCCTGTCTTGGCAGATACAGGTGCTCCTGCTTTGTCAATAAGTTTGTTGTCAGCACTGAATAATTTGCCTTCAGGTGGCGTAAATTTTAACATTGCTCCGGGAATAATAAATCTTAAATTTGAAAATGTTGCAGAACCTAATTTTTTTAGAGCTTTTGTTTGTACGTTATCGTTGATATATCCAGTTGATATATTAGTAGCGGAAGTGACTTGAGTAAAAGAAGAAAATGCAACTCCCAGTGATACAAATGCATAACTGTCTAGATAAAAATCTTTAATTGTGCGGCTGGCCAGCACCGGTTCAATTTGATTCAACACTGCATTTTCAATGTCGGTTCTAGTGTTGTATGAAAATTTAAAACTGCCAATGATGGGTTCTTTATACAAGATGCCGTCAGTTCCAAACAGATTAGTATTGCTGTATTTTCCAGTGGTATCTTTTAGGTCAAAGTATCTGCTGATGCCTGAACTGACTCGATTAACTGACTTAACTTTGATAATTTCTTGATTAACGCTTAGTGGAAATACATTGTAATCTTCTCCGGTAATCATACGATTTTGTGTATAGTATGTTGCTGGAGCATTAGTTTTGATGCTGGCATTTGTTTCACTAGCGGAAGCATTTTGAACAGTATAATTCAAACCGGCTGAGATAGATAGCGTTTCTTGTTTGCCAGATTTGTTACTGATGTAAGGTATATCAAATGTTACATTTTTAATATTAGAAGGACTAATTGCATATTCGTAGCCGTTGCTAACTCTGTAATATACTTTAAAATTGCCTTGAGGCAAATCACCGAATGTGCCGTCTGCAAAGTTTAAACGAACACGATCGCCGGTACGTGTTATTACTGAAAATATTTTTCTAATACTCTTAGAAAGAGCATTATATATAACATTGTTGCCTTCAACTGCATCAACTTTTGTCCACTCTTGTGACAGTAGTCCTGCGCTGTCTAAGCTGTATAACCAAATATCTGAATTGTTAATGTTAGAACTATCCAAGTCTACTGTTTCATTTGTGCTTGGTCGTTGAATAGAGAATGTTCCTTGATTTAAACTTCCTTGACGAAAGTGAGCAAAGAAGCCAGTGTTAGAACTAGGAGAGCCGCCGCCGTCATCACGATATAAGAATGCCAAGTTGGTTCCCGGCATTGGAGGCTCTTCGTAGATATTTAGAGCATTCTTGATTGCACAAGATACAATTTCAAAATTCATGTTTCTACCATCAATGTTCTTGGTAAATCCATAAATTGGAGCATCGGTATTTGTTGCATTGAAGCGATATTGTTGTGTTCTAATACCTGCAATTGTTCCAGAATCTTGTGGTTTACCAAACTGTCCGGTTGATGGTAATGCAGAATTTATTACTTTTATAAACTGTTCGTACCAATTGGTATTGGCACTGTCGTTCCATACAATTGTTTGATTAGCAAGGCTACGACCGTTGCTGTCTATAATGGCTTCTGTTGTTCTTACTGAGCTAAATTTTAATAATCCATTAGCACATTGATTTCTTTTGGGGTTATAGCTGAGTAAACGTGCCAGGCGTAGTACACTTTCACGACGATCTGCAAGTTCAAGAAAATTCTCGCGAGCATTCAAATCAAATCGGAAAGCTAAATTTTGTCCGAGAAAGGCAATTAAATCAATTAGGGCCAAATACTCACTAGACTCAATATAGTCGTTGAAGTCTTCTGGATAGTTTTCACGCAGATACGTGATCATTGTTCGACGTAGATTGTCGAAATCATAGCTTTTAAAATCAGCGTTTTTAAAGCTCTTGTATATTTTTTTCCAGTCCTCTGCCGCAATCAATTTGTTTTGTCTATCTATACTTGACATACTCAGTCCTCATTATAGATATTTATCGTATAGATAAAGTGGGCAGTTTATTAACCGAGTAGACTGTTGTCTTTGTCAAACTTAAATCGTAGATTTTCTGATATATTGTATATCAAATATGTTAGCTCGCACTCTATTTGTATGCCACTTTCGTATTCGCTTACTATGACGTTTTGAACTCGGACCCTGGGGTCGTAGTTGATAATAGCAGACACATTTTGTACTATTAGATTTTTGACTTCGTTAGTTAACGGGTCAAATAACAGATCCCAAATAATAGTTCCAAAATTTGGATTCTCTAGGCGCTCTCCATAGCGAATATGAAAGTGATTGATAATATCCTGCTTGATTAGTGCTAGATCATATAGAGCAAAGTTGCCAGTTGGATTGCCCACTGTGCTAAGTCCCCTGTAGGTTTTACTCAACGGAGGTGCTGTGGTCTTCCTAACTTCAGGAACAACTGTTCTAGTGTATAGTGATTTTTCTATGCTCATAGTAGTATTTATTTGCTAATTTTTCTAAATGTATCTGTTGAAGTGGTATACTTCAAGGGGTCGTGTCCGTGTAGATTTTCATGGCCGTCCCACGGTTCGTGCATGGGTGTTCTTGCTACTACAATGGCCAATGCATCTGGTTGTACTGCATCTGTTATGCTGGCAGCGGTTGCGGCTTCGGCTAATGGACCGTTTAAGTTAATTTTAGCGCCACTGGTAAGGTTGATATTTGCTCCGCCGTTGATTGAAGTGGTTTTTCCGGATGTAAATTTATTTCCGCCTGCGGATAGTAAGGCAATATCTGCTCCTGATGTTACTTTTACATTGGAACCAGTTTGTAAATTGAATGCTTGGCCAACGGCTTCACTGCTTGCACCGCTAACACTGGTGTTTCTATCAGCGCCAATACTTTCATTTTTTGTGCCAACTACTGATATTTTTTGATCGGCGCCAACTATCAAACTGTGTATAGATCCAACTTCAACGTTGTGTTTTGCGCCCGATCTAATATTGACATTTCTACCGGCATCCATGTTGATGTCTTGATCTGCTTTGATGTTTATATCTTTTTCTGTATGAATGCTAACGCTATCTTGTGCATAGATATCTATCTTGCCCATGCTGGTTAATTCTATCCAAGTAGTGCCAGCGGCATTGCCTATATAAATTAAATCTTCACTGTTATGCAAAAGGATTTGATGTCCTGTACGAGTACGAATACGCACAAGTTCGTTGTGCGGGATATCTGGTTGACCACCTGTTTCACCGTTTTCTACACTGGCATAGTCAGGCGGGCCTTCACTTGCAGGAGTCTTACGGACAAAACTTTCGTCACCGTCATCCATAACAAATGTAGTTCCGCCTAATCGACTAATAAATGCGCTATCAATTTTGCTTTCTTTTTTACCTATTTGCCCAGTTGGTGCATTGGGTTTTCTATCAACCGGTCCTGGTGTACTAATTCCAAATACAGTGCTTGGCAACTCTCGTCTTGCGCTACTAGATGTTATTCCCCTAGTGTCGTCCTTGTCTAATCCCTGCGTTGTTAATACTTTATGAAACGGATGAATTGGTTTAGGTAACTGTGTGGTGTCAGGTTGCACTATTCCTTTGCTGGCCTGCTTGTTATACTCTGCTACTACTTTTCTCTCGTCACTGCCTGCTTCAGTTGTAGTAGATGTTGCTGCCATTCCAGGCACCATAAAATTTACATACTCATCGGGCGCACAACCAATCCAATAGCCTTTTGCCGCATTACCATAAGCAAACATAACCATTACAATAGTTCCCACATCGGGTGGCACCATCCACATACCATAGGCTTTTTGTGTACTGTCGTAGTCGTTAGGTTCTGCTTTATTAAAACCAATACTAGTCTGACCAGCAAAGGGGCTTAGGTATCTAACAGTAATTACTGATCCGGTAATACCAGGTTCTTCTCTACCAACATCGTTGATTAATTCAACTTGTAGCGAGCCCATATATTTTGCATCAATGTGACTGATTACTCGAGCCATGTAAGGACCCGGGTAGTCAAAGTACCGTTCTTCTGATCTTGAATCTTCTGGACTTGTGTCGTTTATCATAAATTATCCTGGAAAGTCTCCAAGTTCTGCGGCGGCTTGTAGATAGCCGTCTCTACTTTCTGCATAACTAACTACGTCTTCTCCTTCTGCAACTTCAAATCCAACTTGATTATTTGTTTCTTGGACTCCTGGATTTACTGTAGCTCCGCGAGCCCGCATCCTCATAGCTTCGCCATTATCTTTATCTTCTTGATCTATTGCGTTATATGCTTCTAACCCAGGAGGATTTTGATTTGCTCTACGTGCTAGATTTAACATCTGTGTAAATTTACCTTTTTCGAATTTGCTCTTTACGGAGATTATTTTGTATAATCCGCTAAACGGTATTTCTAACTCTGTTTTAATATCTTTTGGAAATGTTAAACTTCCGTCTACATTTAAATCAACCGGTGTAAGAAAATTAATTAATATGTCTACTTCGCTTGACTGATAATCTATTGCTCCGGTAGCTGTAACATTTATTCTGCTAGATGAATTGGTATTGGTGTAATTTCCTATGCCGCTGTCAGCCAAATAATATGGATCTCCTAAAATAGTCATATCTGCTTGAACTTTTTCAGTGCCTAAGTTTAATATACGTGCTTGGAAATGTTTTGCCACAAGCGTTTTATAAGTATCGGCATCACCGCTACCATCACTACTTTTCCATCTGTCAACCTTAGCTAATCCCATAGCAGTTCCTGTTGCCACATCACCGCCAGATTTAGCGTTGCCTTTAATTGAAGGAACATACGGATGTATACTGTCCGACGGCGCGGCTCCTGATTGGCCAAGCCGAGACATTAACGCTTCACCTGCGGCAGCTCCTAATCCCTGTGCTAACAACGGAACACCAAAGTTATTGTTTAAAGTTAATTTAAAATCTAATATATCAACATTTTTTCCAGTGTATATGTAATTGTATTCTTTAACAGCTTCGTTAACCAGTTGTTGGTAACCCTTGCCCGTGATGTTTGGCGTTGCAAATAGTGATTGGTGTATCTTATATGGCACTACTCTAAACACTAATAGTTTAGGATTAACACCGGTATTTTCGTTTTGTTTATTGGCCGTTGTTATATAGGCTTGAGTTTCAATTCTAAACCAATCATAAAATCCGTCTTTGGGAGTATTTGTTACAGCACTTGTGCAATAATCGCTCATTAACATTACTTCTGTAATTGCATTAATAATACTTGTGCCTTTTCTAAATACAAATTCTTTTTCTGTTGCATTTACTTGATAAGCGTTGCGCGGATATTTTTTATTTGATAATGCAGGTATTGTAACTTCGCCGGTCCAGTTAGGATCGTCAGGTTTTTTAGGATCGTGGCCACCTTGAGCGAGTGTAAAATTCATGCTGGCTTTTCCTAATGCACTAAGTTCACCTTCAGCTTGTACTAAAATATTAGTTTTGTTGTCTCTGTTTAATTGAACTCTAGATAAAACATTGCCGCCTCCCGCAGTACCTTCTTTTATATTTGATGTTGCTCCGTTATCCGGAGGATCTTGTTGTTTAATTGTTTGCAATTCTGTAGGGAATACAATCGCAATTTCGTCAGGCAAGTACGGTTTTTTTTCATCAGTAGTTGATAACTCTAATAATCTACTAGATACTAGATGTTGTAAACTATGCGGGCCGCTTTGTAACATTTTAACAACTGTTGATCCAGATATTGCAAAGTCTGCTTTTAAAAAATTATAGTTATCGTTTAACGCTAGTTCATTCCAGGCCTGAGACTTTACTTGATATTTGCATCCTGAAGCCGTGATGGTCATATTAATACTGTACATTCTAATTGGAAAATATCTAACTGCAACTGTTGATGCTGTGTTATCTCCGTCAGTACCTACAAATTCTAAACTTAATAAGTACGGTGCTTGAGTATAATCTGTATGACCATTTTGTACTGCGGCAATTTGACAACTTTCTAAGAACTGCCCCATACTGTAAGGTTCGGTCACTTCAAAATCTAAAGTGACTACGTTGGTTCCTTTTGTTGAAGATGTTGGAGTAATTTGACACAACATGTCTACGTTATCAATAAAATAATCGTATTTCCCTGAAGGATTATCTACTGGCTGATAAGCAGTAGATACTCTAGATTCTGAAAATCTTCCTCCACTGCTTAAAATAATTTTGCCAACTAGTCCTTTTCTATAACTTTCGTCGGGAAAATTTACAGCATCAGCAGATAGACTGCTTAATGTAAACAAGCAATTACTTGAAACAAATTTTTCTAATGGATTTACTATTGGTAATTTAATTTTTTCTTGGCCGCCTGCACCGTTTGACCCCACGTCAAGTGTAGTAGCTAAATTTGCTACACTAGTTGCAGAGATATCTGTTCCTCTATCAACATTGGGCAGAATTGTTTCTCTAGGGCCTAAAGTTTGCTCTGCTGGAACAGTGCCTGTTACAGAAGCAACATTGCCGCCTGCGGCAGCAGTTGTTGTTGGCACTCCTGATGTTCCACTTACTGCCCTTGATGCGGCAATAAAAGGCGTCTTGGGAGATGTTCCGTTGGCGTCTGCAGGTGCATCTAATCCACTTTTAACTACTGCGCCGGCACCCGATAAAGACGAAGCGGCTAGCCAGCCTGCACGTTGTTCTTGAGGAGTATCGGCACTAAGTCTATAAGTACCTTCCGGAGTTTTATAAGTTTCTAATGTCTTAGCATTAACTGCGGTATATTTTTCATATGCTTTATCTTGTGCGGCAGAATTGTATAAAAATTCTTCTTTACTTTTTGGCTGACCGCCAGTGCCAACCCAGTTATTAGGATCATTTAACGCGGCATTGCCTAATTTACTTGTGCCAGGTTTTAAAAGGCCTACAGTTTCTAATGCCTGGGCACCCATCTGATATCCGCCAGCATATCCGTATTTATTTACTACTGTATAGTTGCCCCTGCTTTCATCATACAGACGTTGAGCCCTATACTTTTCGTAATTGTCTGGTGTTAATCCTGCAATCGTTGCTGCCATCTTATATTCCTAATACTCTAAACAGCGTAGTTTTTTTAGGAAGATAAATTAGTGTACCTACTTTAAAATCAAAAATTGGATCTCGTATTACATTCATGTTGCGTTGTGTAAACACCCACCACAATTTGGGAGTGCCATATAAGTCTTGAGATAACAGATCCGGTCTATAGTTATAGTGAGGATCGATGGTGTAGGGAATATCATCAGGCTCTGCACTAACAGGACGTATGTTGAAGTTTCCAAGATAGCCGTTTGATAACGCAGTATCGTGCCACGGACTAGTAATTTTATATGCCATTAAATGTAACCTCCATCGCCGATATAAGTGCCGTTAACAAAAGCATCTAATGAAAATTGACGCTGTTGTGTTCTACTGTAAATTGGCATTAGCTGTACTATTAGTGTGCTTTTTACAGGAGCGTAGCTGGTATTATTAACATCAAAAGCCATACCTTCTAAGGTTATGCTGCCGCCTACGTTAGCAGAAATATAATCAACGTCTTTTGGTAGGTCCATTGTAAAAGTTTTAATCACTACTGGAACATTATTAAAAACATATGCCCCGTACCCGTTTAATTTAACAACGGGGGGAGGTTGGCCAGCGTCGGCTGAGTCGCCAAATGACATCTTTGTAACAGATCGCAAATAGTGAGTGGCAGCAATCCAATATGCGGCATCAACACTGTTTTCACAATAGAATTCAGCAGTGATAGTGATTTGTTCAACTCTGCTATGGTCATAGGCCATAAAAGCATAATTATTATGTGTGGTGTCAAGAGAGTTATATGTTGCAGAGTGTGTTATATTAACTTGTGGTGTAAAAGGAAAAATCAAATTGTTTCCCGAATTTACCAACGGTGCTAATACTGGACTATTTTTGTATGCAGGATTGTTTGTTGGTAAACTTAATTTTACTCGCCAGTCTGTAGAAGAAGCACTAAACGATACTTCTCCAGGAATATGTCCTAACGGGGCTTCACTGCCACCAAACATTGGGCCTCTAAATGCATTAACTAGTGCAGAGCCGATTGCAACTGCTCCTGCTACTTTAGCTAGTTTATTATTTCCTGTAGCGGCTGCAATGCCGGAAATAGCGGTTGCTGTGCTTACAAAACTATTTAAATCGTTGGCCATATTTGGTAATCTCCGTCAGTAGTATTTATTGACTTTATTAACTGCTGATATTATAATATACATGAGGAGTCATAAGAACAATGAAAAAAGTAAACTACCTAAATAACAAAGACTTGTTATTAGAGATACATAGAAGTAAAAACAGTTACTCCAGTTATTCAAAACCCGAATATCATCAATACGATGTTATTTTGCCTAGCATAGAAAAGATTAACATTCGAACTGTTGCAGAGGCCAAACGAGTTCGAGCAAAAAGACTAGGACAACAGGCGTTTGAAGCGGCCAAGGCCATCAATCCCAAGTGCAAAACCGCAGAGTTTGAAGTAGATTATAAAACTATTGAAAAAACCGACGTTGTTTTTCGCATCATGACTTATGATCACGTACCGCTTGAGCCGGGACGTAAGCGTACACCAAAGACACTGGCCGATCACAGAGAAAAAGTTAATTTTCCTGCTTTCCAACATTGGAAGTTTGACGAGAATGACGAGCTAGTTTGCGTGGGTAAGAGTCATTGGAAAGGCCCGATGAAGACTGGAAAGTTTTGCAAGGATCACGGACAAGTCACTAACACACTGGCTCGAATGTATATCAAATTATGCGAACGATATGCTACTCGTGGCAACGTTCGTGGCTACACATACAATGACGAAATGAAGGGGCAGGCCATTTTACAGTTAACACAGATTGGTCTACAATTTGACGAATCAAAATCAGACAACCCATTTGCCTACTTTACTGCGGCAGTTACTAATAGTTTCGTTCGAGTTATTAACATTGAAAAGAAAATGCAAAATATTCGAGACGATATTTTAGAAATGAACGGAATGAATCCTAGTTATACCAGAATGATCAATGCAGAGTATGTGGCCGCTGCCAAACGTGATGCAGATTCTACTGCGGTTGTTCCTGTTGGTGACATTGAAGTTGACCCCGCAGAGTAATTTCTGTTATAATAGAAAAAAGGATTAGAATGTTTAAGAAAGTTGCCTGTTTTACTGACATACACTTTGGATTAAAATCAAATAGCTCAACTCATAATCAGGACTGCGAAGATTTCGTAGATTGGTTCATTGCGGAAGCTAAAGCGGCTGGCTGTGAAACTGGTATATTTCTTGGTGACTGGCATCATAATAGAAACAGTTTGAATATCACTACCATGGATTATACCCTACGTAGTTTAGAAAAACTTGGTCAGGCATTTGATAACTTTTACTTCTTTCCAGGCAATCACGATTTATACTACAAAGACAAGCGTGATATTCATTCTGTTGAATTTGGCAAGTATGTTCCAGGAATAACTGTTGTTAACGAAATAACAACCATTGGTGATACTACCCTAGTTCCATGGCTGGTAGGTGACGAGTGGAAGAAGATGGAGAAACTAAAGAGCCGTTATGTCTTTGGTCACTTTGAACTTCCTCTATTTTATATGAACGCTATGATTGCCATGCCTGATCACGGTGAACTACAGGGCTCACATTTTAAAAATCCCGAATATGTATTCTCGGGGCACTTCCATAAACGTCAAGCCAAAGCAAACATTGTCTATATTGGCAATGCGTTTCCGCACAACTATGCAGATGCATGGGATGATGACCGAGGAATGATGATTCTTGAACACGGAAACAAGCCAGAATATCGTATATGGCCAGATGCTCCCAAGTTTAAAACAGTTAAACTAAGTCAACTGATCGACGACGCAGAGTCTCTTATTAAAAGTAAAAGTTATCTGCGTGTAGGCATTGATATTCCCATCAGTTACGAAGAAGCCAGTTTCATTAAAGAAACTTTTCTAGCACAATACAACATTAGAGAGCTTACTCTTATCCCAGAAAAGAAAGATACTGAAATTAATAACGATTTAGATGTTGAACATTTTGAATCAGTTGATCAGATTGTCAGCAGTCAGCTGGCTACTATTCAAAGCGACAGCTTTGATCCAAAAGTATTGCTGGCGATTTATAATAACCTATGATAAAAATAAAAGACCTAACAGTTAAAAACTTTATGAGCGTGGGCAATGCCACGCAGGCAGTAAACTTTCAGAAAGGACATCTTACGCTTGTGCTAGGTGAGAACTTGGATCAAGGCGGTGACGACAGCGGAAGTCGTAACGGTACAGGTAAAACTACCATTGTTAATGCACTTAGCTATGCTATATTTGGTAATGCGCTGACTAATATTAAGAAAGATAACCTAATCAACAAGATCAATAGCAAGAACATGTTGGTCACCGTTGAGTTTGAAAAAGATGGTATCCTATATAAGATTGAACGCGGTCGTAAGCCCAACATTCTCAAGTTTTACATTGACGATCAAGAACAAGAAGCCGCGGATGATGGGCAAGGCGATAGCAGAGAAACACAAAAAGACATTGACATCCTATTAGGTATGAGTCACGATATGTTCAAGCATATTGTAGCCTTAAACACCTATACAGAACCTTTCTTGAGTATGAAAGCCAACGACCAACGTGCTATTATTGAGCAGTTGTTAGGTATTACTATTCTTAGCGAGAAGGCTGAAGCACTTAAAGAACAAATCCGTATTAGTAAAGATGAAGTGGTGCAAGAAGGTGCTCGCATTGAAGCTATCAAACGTTCTAATGAGCGCATACAGGAAAGTATTAACAGCCTGAAGCTTAAACAGACTATGTGGCAAACGAATCGAGATA